GAAGAGCTTAACAACAGAGACTCTAAATGGGTTAATAAAAATTTAAATATCGTCTCGAAAACTTTCGACTTAAATAAAGATGCCTTGACGCAAGTTAATCTTTTGTCTATTCAAGACTTGGAGAATTGTGATATTTTATGCTTTTCTCTTAAAAATAATATAGATCATTTTGGTATTTATACTTCTAACGGCATGTTTTTGCATCACCCTATTGGTAAAAAACCAAAGAGTGATAGCATAGAAGAATACTATAATAGTTTAACAAAAGTGTATAGATTTAAAAAATGAACGACTCTTTAACTACAGTTAAATTTCATGGGGATTTAGGTAAAAGTATCGGAAGAGATACTTGGAAGCTGGCTGTGCAATCTGTAGGAGAAGCTATAAACGCTGTAGAGAACCAGTGCAAAATACTCTGTAAAAAACTAATGGAGAATGACAAAAAAAATATAAAATACAGAGTTTTAATCAATGGTAAGGATTTTGTTCACGATAATGAAAAAGATATAAATAAATTTGAAGGCTTGGAGACTTCTGAGCTTGTGATGAAAAGACAAATAGAAACTATAGATATTATTCCAGTAGTCGAAGGAGCGGGAGATGGAGACGCAGGAGATATATTCCAAACTATTATAGGAGCTATTTTAGTTGTAGTAGGCATATATTTAATGTTTACCGGTTCTCCTGAGCTCGGCCTTGCGCTCGCCTCGGCGGGTATAGGGCTTATGTCTGCAGGTATAGCTAATCTTCTTACGCCTATGCCCGAGTTTGATGACTTTAGACAGATAGAAGGCGGCGGCAGACCATCTTATCTTTTTTCTGGGCCAGCGAACGTCATCAGAGAAGGAGGTCCAGTATTTGTAGGATACGGTCAATTATTAGTAGGTAGCCAAGTAATCCAATCCACTATAGAAACTGTAGATGAATTAAATGGTAACTTTATGAACGAGCAAGCTGATAAACTTTCGTTTATTCCATTTCCTAAATATTGGGGTTTCGAGGGTTATGGTTTGGATTATGGAAATGATTTTCGCGATGGAATTAAGGGAGATGAAGAAATGCGGGATAGGGCTAAAATTATCAGTAATAAAACGTCACTAGATGAGTGTGGGCCAACTCAAT